TTCAAACCAAATGGGTTGAATGTGTTTGCAACCGTGATGTTTGCTGATCCCATTCCGTTTACACCCATAAGGCCAGATGCTCCCACGTATGGGAATACTGGTCGCTTGTCTGCGTCCAACTGTGCGCCCATTGCTTGCCATACTCCTGGAGCCACAAAGATGTGGTCTGGCAAGAAGTTGGTGTCAAGCAACATGTTGTAAGCGGCGGTGTAAATTGCCGAAATCAACGTTGATGGGTCGTTTGCGGTAACAGTCCATGTTGCACCCGATGCAGCTGCGCCAGCGACGATTGCGTCTGCTGCCACGTTGTCCGAAGCAATGAGATATTCGCCGAGCAAGTCATTTAATACGATCTGGAGACTGGCTGGATCGGTGAAGTCGACGTCCTGTACTGACAACGTGACCTGACCGGCAAGAGTGGTTTTGCTGATCGTGTTTGCAGCGATAACCATGGTTGTTGCCGATGTTGGGTCAAACTCTGCAGCCTGTGCGCCAACGCTTGTGTGCGTGGTGATTGTTGGACGAATGAAAGTTTTTGATGCTCCACCGTTTGGCATTGCGCGTGCGCCAATTGCGTTGACAACTGGGCGGATGAAGTTCAGGTCTTGGAATACTGGGCCAAGAACTGGAACTGGCAAGAGACCAGGTGTGTTGGTGGTTGCGATATCACCTGCGGCTGCTTGTAGTGCAGTTTGCTTTGACTTGGTGTAGTCGTTTACTGCTGCTGCAACGTTGCGAAATGATTCTCCGCCGATGTGCATTGCTGCGAGATATTCGCCTGGTGTTGGCAAATCAAATTGACGTTTTGCTTGTGCGAAAATTGGTGCAGTAGGAATGGTTGCCTCGACTGCGGTTTCGTTTACTTCGGACATTTCTGGTTTCTCCTCTACTGGGGTTACTTCTTCATTTAACACTACTTGTTCTGGCTCTTGGTGGATACTCGCTGCAACGCTGGCAATGTTGGCCATGTCACCAAATGCGCCGATCGGGACGAGTGATAACTCTGTCCAATCCGCTGCTTCAATAATCATGGTTCCTGCTTCGTCATACGAGAACTTGACGGGATTTACGCCAACCGAGACTTGATCGATGGTGCCGTCTTGGGCCATAACCAAAGCGTCATTGCCAAGGCTGGTTGCGCTGATCTTGGCGCTAAACATCATTCCCTGTTCGGTGTCCACGCGCTCGGTAACAACACCGACCGGCATAGATGCGTCGTGGTACATAAACAGGCGCGGCGCTTTGCCCTCAACTGGCAATGAGCCTGGACGAAATATCACAGCTGTGCCATCCGAAACCGTTGCCGGCACGTTGTAGGGAACTGCGGTTCCGCTGATGGTGCGTCGTGGTGCGTCGCCTTTAGCGGCGTCAAGTGTGAACTCTCCTGCAATTAGTTTGATCATCTTGCTAACTCCTCTTGAGTGTTTTCTCTTACAACTACTTCTTCATCGTCCATTCGGTCGGCCATAAAGTTTTCTTCTAGGTATTCGTCGGCATCAAACTCAACGTAAGTTCCGCGCGGTAGCACGTTGTCCATTGACAAGGCGCCAGCAATTGCGTCGGCATACAACTTGACACCGAACAAGTACAGATCGGCGCGCGCTTGTTGTGAAGACTGGTACGAGTAAGCGCCAGTAGCAACGCCCACCAAATACGGTGGCACGTTTGCCAAACGCGACATTTCAAGCGCCTGATATTGCGATGCCTCAATTAAGAGCATCTTGTCAGGCGTGCTGTTTGTTTCCGTGTATGTCAAATACTCGTTAAGCGCAGCGGTTTGGTTTGTTGCTCGAGCGGCGTTGAACGCGCTAGCCAAATCGGCCAATTCTTGCGCGCTCAATGGTTCGCCACCTGTTTGCTTAAGTACGCCGGCAGGGATGCTTGACGATGCGTTGCGATTGCGCGCTGCTTCAAGTTTGAGCGCGGTTTCAATTGCGCCTGGTGCCGAGTAGATCAGGCCTTGCGCTGGCGACAAGAATTGCACAAGGTTTGCTGGGTCAAGTTCTCCGCCTTGAAAATACACTTGCTTTGACGGGGCAAACCAGACTGGGCCAGCCATGTCGGTAGTGGTGATTGAGCCTGCTGGCAGTCGAGTAAACGCCGCGGGATAGCCCGAAGCATATCTCTCCGTGATGTACCAGAACGCGCGACCGAACATCATTAAGTCGTCAAGCGTCCAAGACATTAAAAATTGAAACGACACAGATGGGTCTGGTCGGCGTATCCAAGAGCGTGGCTCAATATAAAACTTTGACATTTCTTCTTCTGCTGGATCCCAAACTTCGTTGTACATTCGCAATGGCATTGAGCCAATAACTGATGCCATAAGATCGCGCGCACGGTTGATCGTTGGCACGCTAATTGCAGCATTACGTGCTTCGCCTTCGCGGTAGGTGTAGTACTGGCCGATCATGTTTACGCCAACATTGGACGACGAATAGCCAGGAGCAAAACCGCCTGCAGCTGCAGCCTTGCTTGGCGCTGGGCTTATTGCTGCTTTTTTGGTTTTGTTAAAAATCGCCATGTTCCTACTTTGTCATATAAGTGGCAACCGCGCATGACTTATCCGATTCCGACAAAAGGCAAGGTGCGCGGTCGCCGCGTTTATCTTAGTTATTTACTGCGACAAGCATCGGCTTTCCGCTGTTGACTGGACGGGCACACATGCCAATACCCCAGACCATTGTGCGCGCTAACTCAATAGGCCCAGGCGATCGTTTGCTTGATAGCACGATCGTGTTGTCGGTGCGAACAGCAACGGCGCGCTGGACATGTTCAGCAAGCAATTTTTCTCCCGTGTGCAAGAGCCGCGCTTCGGCGATCATGTTTTTGGCAAGCGGTGTAAACCGTCCAAGTTCTGCGTAACCGACAACCACCCTGCGGCGCTCGATGTTCGGTGGGCATGTGGCGTCCACGGTCGGCGACAACGCAAACCTGATCGTGGGGTCTTTGGCGAGTTCTTGCACGTTGTCCCACAGCTCTGTGATTGACTCGGCAATGAACGCAACGGTGACAAGCACCCGACCGTCCGACAAGTTGACGCATCTGGTCGCGCTGTAACGGGAGTCGTCCAGCGAAGACTCAATCGCCACTACCCCGCCGCTAGGGATGTCCCCCTTGTATTCCAACGACGGCCAACGCCCAGGCTCAATCCAACCGCGCACAACACTTACCCAAAGGTTGAGACTTGCTCGCAGGAATGACGCGCGATCGGGGTTTGTTGATTCTTGCCTAATTGTTTCCATGTCCAACGTGTAACCGAGTGCGGGGTTCCCCCAACTCCAACTGCTAGGCGCGAGCGGGTCAAGGCTGGGGTCTGGGCTCCATTCGGCCATGTACATCGTTGACGGTTCGCCTTTGTCAATTGCTCGAATGCCCGCCTCACGCCAACGCTGAAACAGCACAGATTCTTCGGTGCCCGCTGTGGAAAAGAAACAGGCAAGCGGATTTTTCCGCGCACGTTGTGCCGGCAACAGACCGCCCTCAACCGAGTCAGGGTTAACGTCAAACAACTCGTCCACGATCACTAGGTCAATGCTCATACCGTGACCTTGGTTCGGCTTCAATGCTTTGACCCACCACTTGCTGCCGTCTGGCATGGTGGCCTGATAACGGCCGTACGACTTGACGATTTTGGCGCCGTAATACTCCTCAAGGATTGGTGCCAAATCATCGAACAACAGGCAAGCCAAATCCAAACGGTGCGCGCCCGAAACAACGGTCTGCTTACCGCCTCGAATCTTCGGCATCTCTACAAGCCAAAACAGAATGAGCGCTTGGATGATTGTTGTTTTACCGTTTTGACGAGCGACCGAAACAAGGCTTGAGCGATGCACAAATTTCTGATCAGCGTCAACCGCCAGCATCCCTTCAAGAGCATGTATTTGCCAAGGCATCAAATCGATCTGCAGCACCTTATTAGCCATGTCCCCCACAAGCCCAGCTAGTGACCCGGCATGGTCAGGGACGATCGTTTCCAGTCTCGGCCGATCATGGCCAGTTACCGCTGGTTCAGGCTGGTTCGGGCTGGTGGCGACAAAATCACGGATGGGGCTCGGGGGCATCTGTTCCGCG